CACACAGGGCCTGGAGGCTGGCTGTATTAACACGGGCCGCCTGGGCCTGTGCCTCCTGCGGTCGCGTGTGTGGCGACAAGAGAGAAGCACACGCAGACCACGTCGTGCCAGTGAGCGAAGGTGGTGCGAGATACGACGTGGCAAATGGGCAGTGCCTGTGCGTGCGCTGCCACGGAAAAAAGACGCGAGCCGAGCAAAATTTTCGGGCCGCGCGTGCCGAAACGCAGCCAGCCGACCGGCCGGAGCCGGCGACGCCGCGACGGCAGGGTGGGTCGAATCACCCCAGCTTTGCCGAATAAAAACCCCGGTCGTGTGTGCTGCGTTCATTTCCGCAAGTAATCGCAACGGGGTAGGCCCGCTGTTTGACACAACCCGCATGCTGCGGCAATGTCACCAGCAACCAGTAGAAAACGGCCCCACACAAAAACTTGCGAGCATTGCGGGCGTTCGTTCTGCACTAACCGCAAGCAGCAAAAAACATGCTCTGCTGCATGCCGAGCGGCATCAAAAAGAACGCGGTTTCAATCCATGTGCGCAAATGCAACATGCGGAAAAGAATTTACGATGACGCCATCCGAGCATGCAAAAGGCCGCCGCTGCTGCTCGCGGCAATGCAGGGCACAGCACATGCGTCATCCAAGGCGGCTTTGCCAGAACCCATTGTGCCGCAAGCCAATAGAGCGAAAGAACGGCGCGCGGCAAAAAGAAACGGGCCGCGATTATGGCAAATACTGCTGCCGTGAATGCGCATGGGACCACCGATGGGGATCAGACAGGCCGCAAAAGAACTGGAGCAAGAAGCACCTGGCTTCAGCTTCTGCAGGTGCTTTGCGAACTTCGCTGCGGAAAAAATGCAAGCTCTTGGGTGTGCCGTTTGACGAGCAATGCACCCGCCGTGCGGTGCTTGAACGTGACGGCTGGGTGTGCCAGTTGTGCAAGATTGATTGCAATCGTGAATACGTTATCGACCCAAAGACGCGGAAGCCTGACCCATTAAACGCTGAGCACGACCATATCGTGCCGCTTACGGCAGACGGCAGCCCCGGTAATGTCTTTCCTAACTCGCAGTGCCTGTGCCGTAAATGCAACAATAGCAAGCAAGCGCGAAGCATCGGGCAGCTGCGACTAGACCTAGAAGGATCGGTGAAGCGATGGGAAAGCGGGGGCCTCGTCCGACGCCAACGAAACTCAAAATCCTGCGTGGCAACCCAGGCAATCGGCCAATCAACAAAAGCGAGCCGCAGCCGGTCGCTGATGGCGTTGTGATGCCTTCGCACTTGGGCGAGGTGGCCGCAGCCAAATGGGGCCAAGTGCTGCCGTTGCTCCAGGCCGTGAAGGTAATGACTCGGGCCGACATCGAGGCGCTGGCCCGCTATTGCGATACGTACGAATGGTGGCTTGCAACCCGTGCGAAACTCAAGAAGGAAGGCGACACCTATCCCATTTTGAACGACAAGGGCGACGTAAAATACATCGCCCAGCGCCCAGAGGTGAGCATTGCCCACAAGCTGGCCGTGCAGATGCGACAGCTTGAGCAGGATTTCGGGCTGAACCCAAGCGCTAGAACCGGCCTGCATGTCGAAGAGTCGAAGCAAGAAGACGAAGACGACGCACGCATGTTCGCTTGATGCGAAGGCTGCGGCCATCGCGGTGCGGTTCTTCGAGGAGAACCTGACGCACTCGAAAGGCGAGCTCGGCGGCAAGGCGTTTCTGCTTGAGCCGTGGCAGAAGGAATACGTGGGCCGGCTGTTCGGCACGATGAAGGGCGACGTGCGGCAGTACCGCACAAGCCTGCTGGCCATTCCTCGCAAGAACGGCAAGAGCACGCTGTGCGCCGGGATCGCCCTGAAACTGATGTTCGACGGCGAGCCTGGGGCCGAGATCTACTCGTGTGCCGCCGACCGCGACCAGGCCAGGCTCGTCTTTGAGATGGCGAAAGTCTGCGTGGAGAACTCGCCCAAGCTGCGGAGCCGCCTGCGGGTCTTTCGCAATTCGATCGTGCGGGAGGACACGCACTCGACGTACAAGGCCCTGTCGGCCGAGGCGTTCACAAAGCACGGCCTGAACGCCCACGGGATCATCTTCGACGAGTTGCACGCCCAGCCCGACCGGGAACTGTGGGACGTGATGACCACATCGACAGGTGCCAGGCGTCAGCCCTTGTGCGTGGCGATCACCACGGCTGGCTTCGACCGCAAGAGCATCTGCTGGGAAATCTGGCGTTACGCCCTGGCCGTGCGTGACGGGGCGATCAAAGACGAGACCTTCCTGCCTGCGATCTACGCCGCCGACCCCGAGGACGATTGGACGAAGGAGGCGACCTGGCGGAAGGCAAACCCGAACCTCGGCGTGAGCGTGAAACTCGATGACCTGCGGGTGCGGTGCAAGCGCGCCCAGGACATGCCGAGCGAGGAGAACACCTTCCGGCGGCTGCACCTCAACCAGTGGACCGAGCAGGACACGCGGTGGCTGCGAATGGAGCACTGGGCACAAGGCAACGAGCCTTGCCCTGTGATGCTCGACGGCCGGGAGTGTTTCGCGGGCCTCGATCTCGCCAGCACGTTCGACACGACCTGCTTCTGTCTGCTGTTTCAGCTGGACGATGGCCGGTTCTGGGTGGAGCCGCATTTCTGGATTCCCGAAACGAACATGCGGGAGCGGGTGAAGCGCGACCGCGTGCCGTACGACCTCTGGCACAAGCAAGGGTTCCTGCACACCACGCACGGGAACGTCACTGACTTCGACCAGGTGCGGTCTGACATCATGGCCCTGACGAAGAAATACAACGTTCGGCAGGTGGCGATCGACCGCTGGAACGCCACGCAGCTGTCGACGCAACTGCAAGGCGATGGGGTAAACGTCTTAGGTTTTGGGCAGGGCTACGGCAGCATGAGTTCCGCCGCCAAGGCCCTTGAGGCGGCCTGCGTGGGCGGCCGTCTCCTCCACGGCGGTCATCCCGTCCTGGCGTGGCAGGCGTCGAATGTGGCGATACAGAGCGATCACGCGGGCAACATTAAGCCGAGCAAGCAGAAATCCAACGAACGGATCGACGGCATCGTGGCGCTGACGATGGCCCTTGGCATCCACGCTACGGCGACGGCCCCGGCCCCTGAACAGAACTGGGACATCATCTCGTTATGAGCGAACACGCCGCCGCCGACTTCAAGATGTTCGACCTGCGTGGCATCGACTGGCCCGAGGTGTCATCGTCTCGCACGCCTTCGGGCATCCGCGTGAACGCCGACAACTCGATGGCGTGCTCTGCGTACACGGCCTGCATTCGCGTCATATCGGATGCGGTATCAGCCCTGCCGCTCCACGTCTATGAGCGGATGGCCAACGGCGGCAAGGCGAAGGCCACCGCCCATCCCGTCTATCGGCTCCTGCACCAGCAGCCCAACCCGTGGCAGACGGCCCAAGAGTTCCGCGATTGGATGACCGGCATGTACCTGCACTACGGTGCGAGCTACGCCGAGATCCGCCCAGGTGCTCGAGGTGCCGTGTCGGAACTGTGGCCCCTGCACAGCAGCCGGATGGAAGTCGAGCGGCTGGAAGACGGGACGCTTCGGTATCGGTATCGGGAGCCGAGCGGGAGGGAGACGATCTATCCCCAGGAGCAGATCTTCGCCCTGCGGTTCACCACCGAAGACGGCATCAAGGCGATCCCGACCTACAAGCTCTTCCAGAATGTGCTGGGGCTTTCGCAGGCGCTAGAGGCGCACGCGGCGACATTCTTTGGCAACAATGCACGCCCTGGGATTGTCCTTGAATCCGAAAACCCGATCCCGGTAGAGGCTGCCGAAAGGCTTCGCGAGCAGTGGGAGCGGATGCACCGTGGGGCAGACAAAGCGTTTCGCACGGCAGTGCTTCCAAACGGCGTAAAGGCTCACGAGCTATCGAGCAGCAACGAGGCTGCCCAGATGCTGGAAAGCCGATCGTTCGCCGTGTACGAGTGCTGCCGAATTTTTCGCGTGCCTCCCCACATGGTGCAGCAGCTGGACCGCAGCACCTACAGCAACATCGAAGTCCAGGGCACGGAGTTCGTCCAGCACTGCCTTTTGCCGCACCTGAAGCGGTGGGAGGCTGCCATCAGCCGCGATCTGATCGTGGACGACGAGACGTACTTCGCCGAGCACAACGTCAACGGCCTGCTGCGTGGCGACCACACAAGCCGCGCGGCGTTTTATGTGTCGGCCCTGCAAAACGGTTGGATGACGATTAACGAAATCCGAGAGGCCGAGAACCTGAACCCGATTGGGCCAGACGGCGATCGGCACTTCGTGCAGCTGAACATGACCACGCTGGATCAGATGGGCCAGCAGCCGCCGGCACCGGAGCCGATGCCCGAGCCGCCCGCCGAGGAAGAAGACAGCCCGGCCGATGACTCCGAAGACCAGGCCGAACAGGAGGA